TAGCGACTGCTTGTGGTTGCTCCATACCTGCACCTTCTGGTGCTTGCTGTGATTGTAATACTGCTTTTACAAATTGTTCAAAAGATAAGTTACCACCTTTGTTTTTGTACTTAACATATTCCATCATTAACATTTGTTCGGCTTGTGCTTCTCCTGCACCACCACCCATGTTTAACATAGCACGACCACCGTCAGCTGCGTAAAAATTTTGCATTACATATTTTTTCTGTGGCATAAAATCTAAACCAGCACCCTTAGTGCCTGTTTGACTATAGTAATCTTTTGCTCTTTGTGTTTGATATGCTGGGTCCATAACTTCTACATCTTCTTCTACTTCTTCGTCACCACCCATTAAGAATGGAGCTGCGATTGCTGTAGCACCTAGGCCACCGGCTAGCATTCTACCCATGCTAAAATCATTTTCTTTTTTTCCATCAACTCTAAACATGTTTCCAACATTACCTAAAAAACCTGTTTTACTTCTTAGTCCAGAAAGTAAATTACCTCCTGTTCCTCTTAAAAAACCTGCACCAAATTTACCACCTGAGAATGGACCTAAACCTCCGGCATACATACCAAGACCGCCAAGTATGGCCATCTTACCTAAAGGACTTTTAGTAATTTTCTTCACAGCACGACCAGCTTTCTTTACAAGTTTACCTAAAAAATAACCTTGTCTAGGATCTTGTAAGGAACCTATTCCTGATTGTATTTGTTGGGGTTCTTGCATTCTAGATATTGCCATAAATTTACCTTAATTCCTATGTTTACTTGGTTTTTGACAACAAATCAAGAGGCGGCATGATAACTTTTACGTCCTGTGCCATGTCTTCATTTTTAAAACCCTTGCTTTCCCAGTCTTTTCTTTCCTTAAAAAGTTCACCTGTTTGCTTGTGTCTGTAAATAGTTTCTACTTTAGCTTCTTTTATTTCCATTAGTCTATTTCTCCTTTTTTAATGTTTAAATAGCTAATAGCTATATCGAACGAATCAGCAGTGCTTGCTTGCACTGTAAAGGTTTTACCACCTTCTACTATTAGCGGTTGGGTTAGTAATTCTTTTGTTGTGTTAGCTGTTAATTGTGTAGATTTTATGGCTGTAATACTATTATTAGTAACAGTTACAGTAGGTGTGCCTGCAGATGTGACAAGAATGGATTTAATAATATAGGTTTCACTAACCAAAGGATTGCCACTTCCTAAGGGTGTAAGCGCACTACCACTTGTGTCATTGTCTATGCCAACAAATTTGTATAAATTTGATACTGCCATTATTCTAAAAAGAAACTTTTAGCTTCTATTTCCTGTTTTACTTCTTCTTGAAAAGAGGTATTTAATTTTTTAATTACTGAGTCCAAATCTCTAACCAAAGATTGAAACGTTCTTTGTTCATACTCTTCTGTAGCTCTAGTTAATGATTGTATAATTTTAGCCATCGTAAAATCCTAAACCATCAGTAGAAATAAAGGCATCAGTATTTACAATACCATCTGCCATATTTACATTTGAATAGCTTGGTTGAAAAGTTATTGGATCTCTTTGTGGTCTATTAAAAGTATCATTGTATTCTAAATAATCATACATACTTCTGTAAGGACCTTCTACTACACCTGCAGTCATTCTTTGGTCTAATGGTCTAACAAAAGTATTAGATATTGGTACCTTGCTTGTTTCATTACTCTCTGGTGTAGTTGATAACATTAATTCATTATCAAGGTCATTATAATATTCTGGATTTTCACTAACTAAACCACGCATATCATAAGTTGGTTCGTTATATTTTTTTCCTAAACCAAATCTCTGGCCTAAACCTCTTATGGCATTTCCAATAAATCCCCCACCTCTAATAAGACCCATAAGACCGCTACCTCTTGTTTCTCCAAAAGCTTCAGGGTTATACTGTCTAGCTAATCTTAATTCTTCAGGAGAGACAGTATTTCTACTATCAAAAAAACCTGGGTTGACTCTTTGTCCACCACCTGCTGCAATAAGAGCACTTCTATAATCTTGTACGTCTTGACCTGATGCTCCTTCAGCTAATGTATCAGATGTGTTTCGACCTGATTCAGCAGCACTAGTTGCTGCACCAGACATACCAACTTCATTACCGGAAGAATCTTTTGATCCATATCCATTTAAACTCATGATGCCCGATGGTCCTTTGTTAACACCACCTTTTAATGAACCATGTAAATCTTTTTTAACAAGTAAATCTTTTTCGGCTTTTGTAATATATGCTAATTCTGTTTCAGGATGGTTTGGGCTAGACTTCCATTTTAAAGGAGCCGTAACTTCTTTTTGTTTTCCTAAATAATTTTTTACCCCACCTTGTACGTCGTATTTCATTATCTTCTTCCTCCTGGATGTATATCCAATCTAAATGTTCCTAATTTCCAATCTTCTCCAACAGCAGTATTGGCAACTTCTAAGGCTACTTGTCTAGCTCTTACACGTACGTCTTTTTTAGTCGTAGAAGAGTCACAAGTAAAGCTATTTGTAACCTGTGTGCTATTTGGATAAATTCTTGTTTTAAATTTAACTGCTGTGTTTCCTGTTTGCTCAATAAAATCTGGTATAAATCTACTAATTCTCATTATAAATTCTCCGTCACCTCTAATATCAGGCATTCCTACAGTTTGTCCTGTGCTACTTCTACGTTGGGTAATATCAAAATCACCCGAAACAATGTTAGCAAGTATTGGAGTAATAACTCCACCAGCATCAACTTGATCGGTCCCCGTTTCCTGTTCATAGTATATAGTAATTCCGTCTGTGTTACCAATTACGTCGTAAGAAGAGTTGTCACTAGTTGTGTAGTAGGTTGCGTTAGGTAAATTAAATACTGAAGAATCTACCCAAGCAGTTCGTGCTAAAGATCCAGTAGTCCATATAGGCTGTTTTACTGATGAGTCTAAATAGTTATATGTAACTTGTCTGTTAATAACTAATGATGCACCACTACAATAAAACCAAGTCACTTCTCCAAATAAGTTATTTAAACCGACGTTGATAAGATCTCTTGCTGTTGTGTTTAAATTATCAAAAACAAAATCTTCAACTAAACATGGCATAGATTTTAATTGACCATCGTATGTAAAGAAACCATTTTCAGACATCCAGTAGGACGCACCATCAATTTCAACAGCTGCGTTCTTACCAATTAGCCCACAGTTAGTTCCTACTTGTTGAAAAGAAAATGTAAAAGGTGCTCCAACAAATTGCATTAAAAACAATGCTGTATCTGTCCAGACATAGATTGCATCCCTACCTTTAACAGCTCCCATAATTCTTGATCCGTCAGCAAGTCTTTGTGTACCTGCAGTATTATTTGCAGTAACAGTATAAGAATCTGATTGATCAATATTTTCTTGATCTGAAAATCTAATAAACATATCGTCTTGTGTATTGCTATCACCTATAGTTGTTTCAGTTCCAAAAAATACTAAGTGTCTATCTGGAGTCGAAACTATCATGTGTCTTGATTTTGTAGGAGCGTTTGGTAGAATAGTAGCTCTAGTATTTACAGCATTAGTAGGTGCCCCATCCCATTCAAAAACAGGACCATTATAAATTAATGCAATAAGTTTTGTACCGTAGTTATCTAAAACCCATAAACCAGGTGATATAGTGAAATCTGCTGTAGAGGCATCACCCCAGGCAACATAATCAGAAATATTTGTAACTGTATCTCCACCACTGTGTGCTGCTTTAGTTGTGCCGTTCACTTCTCTTGCACCTCCACTTAAAACTCCTGTACCTGTATTATTAGCTGTGTAACTAATATCTTCTGATCCAATTCTTATTTCTCCAGAAGAAGGAAAGGCAGTAGAACTAGTTAAGGGAATGTCAGTAACGGTATCATTAATGCCTGAGGCTAGTGTTGTAGTTGCAGCACCGGTAGCTTGACCGCCATAGTTTGCAGTTCCCCATCCAAAACCGCCTAGTTGTTGAGAAGGACCTACGTTGTAATAACAAAGAACAGAAGCTGATCCACCGTTAGTTACAGGTGTTCCTGATTCTACAGTAGTCATAGTTACTGTAAATGTAGTAGCCGTAGGAACTGACGAAACCATAAATTTTAAATCTTCAAACGAAGCATTGGTAAAAGTAGAACCTGATAAACCGGTTACACTATCAAATAAAACGATATCATCTTCTACTAATCCATGGGCCCCGGTGCATGTAATAGTGACAGTGGCTGATGAAGCAGTCGTTGTAAAATCAGCTCCTGTTAAAGTTGTCCGAATAGGATGAATGTCATAATATATATCTCCTTGAAGAACGTATAAAATTCTATTGGTCCCTATAGCAGCATATTTAACAGAGTCATTGTTCTCCCAATGATGTATTGCTCTTGCAGCACCCGTTAATTTACTTGTGCCTTTTTGACTCCAACCACCTATTTTTTCAGGACTACCGTATCTAAAACGAACATTATCACCATCAAACCATTGCCCTTCGGCACCTGTTTCGGTAACTTGTTTATTGAATCCTGGTAAAAATCCTAATTTTTGTAGCATAATTCTACTCTACTTTATCAATTATTAAATTCCAAGATAAATTATCTAGCAATTCATCTATGTTAAAATCTTTTCTGTCAGTAGATTTAACATATTCGTGTAATTCTTCGGTGTCAAATAAGACCCATTTATTAATAGTTTCAAACACCATTTTATCAGATTTTGATTTAAAGTAACCTGTTTTTTCAGCTCTATTATTGACCTCTTTTAAGGGTCGAATATCAAATTTAAAAGTTTGATTACCGTTTTTTAATCTACCTTCTACGTCCCAGATTTCTTTTTTTCTTTGTTCTGGAGTTGCTAAAACAGGGTCTGATAAATAATTTATAAAAGTTTTCAGATTGTTATTTTTTAAACCAAGAGGGTAGACCTATATGCGGACGTTTATCAAACATGTTTTGTTTAGCCCCCTTTGTCTTAGCATTATTATAGTGTAAAAAAACTTGCACACATTCGTTGCCTTTAAATTTTTCTCTCCAATGTTCTAACTCGCAACCAGAATAGACTAACATATCCCCTTGTTTTAAATCTACTCTAACACCTTTCTTACCTCTTTCTCCTGACGGCTCTAAATATATAGGCCAATCATCGCCACCAAGATTCATAGTTGTAGATATCTCACAACTAAATCTATCTTTGTGTCTTTTTAAAACATCACCTTTTTTATATATTCTTGCATACGTGTATGCTGGATATAATTTAAGACCTGTTGCTTTTTCCATTTGTGGTTGGCATTTTAACATTAAAGTTTCCATAGCAATATTAGAATAGTGACTATATGTATTTGGTACTTGTTGATTATTACCTTCATAACGACCTAACATATCTTCAAAAGGTGAAATATATCTTTCTTTTAAACAAGTATCATAAACTTGTTTTTGAATACTAAAATAATTTGCAACAAAAGATGCTAGGTCTTTTGATATTGCTTGTTTGATTACTGTATATTTATTTTTTTTAAACATCTCTAGCCATTTCTTTTGGAATTGCTTGTATATTCCAATGTATAAACCTAAATGGTTCTATACCTAAATCTAAAGCAAATTCATGTTCTAGATATCCAGGAAATATCATTATTGTTCCTGGCTTAGGTGTAAACTTTACTTGTTCTGCTACAGGCCATATCATTCCTTGTTCTGGTTTCATTTTTAATTTAGTAGCTCTCGCTCCTGTTCTAGGGTCATGAAAGATAGGGTATGATGTTTTTTCACTACATTTTAAAAAATAAAATCCAGAAACATGTTGATTCCAATGCATGTGTGCAGAGTGATGTCCACCACCTTTTTTTGCAAATTCTTGAACCCACATTTCTGAAAATGAAGCTTGATAATGTGACATATCAAAACCTTGTGCATCTAAAAATTGCAAAGATTTTTCACCAACATATTTTTTAAAATCTAAAAATTTATTATCTTTTATTAAAGAAGTTGAGTGATAGCTTGTTCCAAAATCACCATATTTTTTTATGTATTCTTTTTTAGATTTTTTAGCATCTTTAATATATTTGTTAGATTCGTTATTTAAAGAATCTAAAAACTCAGGTTTGTAGTCAAACCAAAATGTTGTTGAAAAATAATTACTAGCTTGCATAACTTTCTGTTAAAATATTTTTTATAGCATTTTTAAAAAAAATAACAATCATTTTAAATAATTGAACCAACCTGTAATTATATATTTCGTATGTTTATTGCTTACTTGACCTTTATGAGTGTGGGTCCAATCTGAAGGCCATATTAAAGTTAATCCTTTTTTTGCAGGTACAGTTAATTTTTGATACATAAATTCTGTACCTCCCTTAGGCACATCATTTAAATAAGTCATCCAAACTAAACACCTATCTTGCGTATTAATACCGCCTCTTTCAGCATGCCATTCATAAAAACCATCTTTAGGTTTATATTTCTGTATATTACAACCACTTTTTAATGTGTATCTTTCTAGGTATCTAACTCTATCATACTTATGTTCATATTCTTGTATTGCCATATTTAAGTATTGTAAGTATTCTGATAAATCTTTTTCGTCTTCAACATTTTCAAAAGGATTTAAATATATATCCTTGCTTTTTTTAAATTTAAATTTTTCTTTACCCTTACTTGTGCCGTTACTGTAAACTCTTCCATTTTTTTGTTTTAAAGAATTTTGTTCAAAATAATCAATTAAATTGTCACAAACATATTCAGGTATATATACACCATGTATAAATGTTTCATCTAAAAAATTATGTAGTTTTAAATTAGTTGGTCTTATGTTTTTTTTCATTGTGTTAGATAAAATCCACCCATCCAGTTATAATGTATTTATTTTCTTTAGGTGCATTTACCCCTTGATGTAAATGAGTCCAACCTGCAGGCCAAATATAAAAATCACCAGCTTTTGGTTTTATTGTTAAATTTTGAAAAATAAATTTAGTACCACCTCCTTTTTTTATATTGTTTAAAAATATCATAAATGCAAAAACTCTTTTTAAATTTGGAGAGCTACCATCATTTTCACAATGTATAAGATTATAAAAATTATTAGGTTCATATTTCATTAACAAAACATTTTTATTCATACTCCATTTATTGATATACTTGTCTATTAAAGAATATTTTTTTTTAAAATTATTTATAGACTTAAATAAAGTTTTACCTAAACCAAAATAATCTTCATAATTATTTATTAACAAATTTAATTCAAGGTCGTTAATATTTTCTATACCCTCACCTGTTTTTCCAATAAAAGATTTATCAATATTTTTTTCAAACCAATTTATAAGTTTATCGCAAGAACTATGAGAATAAGCCTTTGGTATCCTATGTATAAAATTCATATTATCGAAAAGGATCACCTAAATGCCACATCACAAGACTATACCTAGTCCCAGCAGTAACAGGTTTAACTCTATGCCATGTATTAGAAGGAAAAATTATAATAGATCCTTTTGGTAATATATCTTTTGCTTGAACTACATGTTTTGATTCATCTCTTAGTGCAGGATCATAATTTCTAAAATCAAATTCTAGTTCACCTCCTTCGTATTCAGAACCATCAGTAAGTTGACATGTCATAGATAGTTTTCTAATTTTTCCATGTTGAAGAGTATTTGGATTATCATATGGTTTTTTCCATTCATCTGAATGCCAGTCATAATATTGATTTAATTTGTATTTAGTAAATTGAGCGTTTTCTGAAAAATTCCACTGATAATTCCAACCTGCTTTTATATTAGCTATTTTTACAAAAGGATGTAATTGTCTATAAATCCAATTTTCATCGAGCCACGAAATATTGCAATCTCTTATAGTTTTAATAGATTTAATTTGTTCTTTTGTTAAGTCCTCTTTATCAAAACCTCCTGTTCTAGCCATCATTTCTTTTTTAGCTAAACCTGCTTTAATTACATCATCACAAAATTTTAATGGTAGGGCAGATTTAAAACACCAGATTTTAGCAGGTTCTTTTATTTTCATTTTATTTTCAATGCTCCAACAGCTAGTTTTTTATTTCCTGAACTTGCTTCCCCCCAATGCCATATATTGCTTGGAAAAAAAATTAATTTACTTTTTTCAGGTTTTATTTTTATAATGTTATCATTAATTTGAAAACAAGTATGTCCATCTTCAGAATTTTGAAGATACAATATAAAAGAAAAGTCTTCTGTATTCTGATGGTCATGTGCTCCCTCGTATCCTTTGTCATAAAAATGTAATAGATGAATATGAAATAAATTTAATTTTTGACTATAAGGTATATGGGGTTTAATTAATTCTGCGTATTTTTTAAATTTTTCAATCTCTAAAATGTTGCCTGTATGAAAGCCATTAATTGTGTGGACTGTTCCATTTTTTGCTTGATTATAATCTGGTAATTCTTTTTCGTAATATTCTAAAAGTTTTAAAAATTTATTTGTATCTTTTTCTTTTAATTGTTTGTGAATTATACAACGCATTTAATCAAATACTTTCATAAGTAATTGTTTGTATAAAATTTAATAATTGTTTTTGATGATTTAAAATTATGTATTTATTAGTAGATGGAAAAACTATGAAATTATTTTTTTCTAACTTTATTGTCCAATCTCTACCTTTTCTTCTATTATCATCATAATAAATTTTAACATAACAATCTTTTGTATGAGCTCCATACAACATTGTAAAATCAGGTGAGTTTCTTAAATCAACTGGGTTAACGTCAAAAATAGGTTTGGAGGTTTGATTAGGGTAATAAATATTTCCTCTAGAATCTTTATCTATTAGAAGTATTTTATTTTTTAATAAAAAAAAATCTTTAATATAATTATTAAGTTTTTCCCACTCTATTGAAAAATTATGTTCACCGTTTGAAAAAGTACATTTAAATATTTCTTCACATAACTTAGTTGAATTTATTTCGAACCCTTTTGGCATTTTTAAATCGCCATAATACAGAGCTGTCTCACTTAATACTTTCTTTTGCATTTAAGTAATATTACATTAAGTATTATTTTAACGCAATATTATATTTAGTTATTTAACGCGTCCGTTAGATCCCATTGTTGGCTAGAATCATTCCATTCATGGTACCAATAATTAGTGCCTGCATCATTTTGTGTCTGTTGTTCTGTTGTTATTGCAGGTTCGTCTCCTATCGGAGATTGCCATCTAGCTTCACTTATATTTTTTACCCATGATGCGTATGGTTTCGGTGGGAAAAAAATTTCATTTTCTGAATCCCAAATCCAGCCTGTTGTTGGATAGTTGCCTCTAAAAGGAGTTCCTCCTAATTGATGGACTCCTTGTTTAGTATTATAAGAACATTGTATCCATAAATTTGCAGGCCAATTATATGTTGTTTGACAAAAATTTTGACCAATAGATTCAACTTCCTCTCCTTGTTCATTTTGTACGTCTTCATTATTAATTACAAGGACTGTTATAACTTCTTTTTCTTCTGATATTTTTGCAAAATGTGCCATAATTTTTTAACTCGCTTGATATTTGTATCTTATTACTACTGTACCTGACGCACCTCCGCCACTTCTTGTTCCTCCATTCCCTGAACCTGGAGGTGTTGGTGTACTTGCTCCTGGAGCTGCACCGCCTCCGCCTATTGAAAAAGTAGTAGGTGATCCTGGTGCTGATGTTGTTGCACCAGATCCTCCTGGAACTGCTCCTATGTTTCCGCCACTTCCAGTAGCTCCTCCACCAGCGGATCCATATAATGTAGAATCTGGAGGATTAATTGAACCCCCTCCAGGATTTCCTTGTGGTGGTGATACTGGTGGTACGTTACCAGCTCCTCCACCATTTAACACTCTGTGAGCTCCTCCTCCAGATCCACCGGGGTTTCCTGGATTAAAGTGTGCTGCTCCACCTGATCCACCTCGTGCTGAAGTTATATTTGAAAAAGATGAATTACTACCGCCACCTCCAACTGAAATAGGATAACCTTGTGCAGATACGGGTATTTGTGTTCCACCTGCTTTAGGCGAAGTTGAGTATCCACCTCCTTTAGAGCCAGGTGATTCTCGAAAGCCTCCAGCTCCTCCTCCTGCTCCAAAACTTGAGGGACCACCGCCACCTCCTCCACCAGCAACGACCATATAATCAACTACGTTACAAGCTGGATTAGTTCCAACAGCAGAAACACAGAAAGTGCCTCCACCTGTAAATGTATGAATTTTGAAATCTCCAGATGTAGTAACAGTTCCACCCGTTGCTTGTATAAAACTTAAATTTTCAGATCCTCTAAATTGTCCGATAGATATTTGTCCACTTGTAGGAATAGGTCCGTTTGGAGCTGGTGCAGCTGAAGGAACTAATGGTCCATTAGAATAGTATTCTTCCATTTCTATTGGATTTGAACCACCAAATTCTGTTTGAATATCTGATAAACTTGTGTTGGTATTAGGAACAGGCACTTTAACTCTCCTTCTTACTTAAAACTTCTACTTGCGCTGAAAGTTTTTTCACTGCCTCAATAAGTAAACAAGTTAGTCTGTCGTATTTGACGGCTTTAATACCATCGGGTCTTTCAGCAACAGCCTCTGGTAAAACTTTTTCTACCTCTTGTGCAATAACACCCACATCTTTTTTTCTAACAAAGTATCCATCTTCACCACCTCTTTGATCCATGTATTCTTTTTTCCAATCAAACAAAACACCGTTTAATTTTTTTAAAGATTCTAATGGATCTGGTATATTTATAATATTTTCTTTTAGTGCAACATCTGAAGAATAAAAAGCAGTTACATCATTTGTAGCTCTTATTTCTCCAGTTGTTCCTGAAGCAGCAGTTCCTACTCCTAAAGAATCTAATTGAGTATCTTCGAATTCTACGTTACTTGCTGTGCCTAATCCTAAAGAAGTTCTAGCAGTAGCACCAGATTCTGCAACCCAAGTTGATCCATTACCAACAATTATATTACCGTCGGTTTTTGCTAAACCACCTATCGCAGTTAAATCTGCATCATAAGCTTGAACGTCACTTCCAATAGCTACACCAAGAGAAGTTCTAGCCGTAGATCCGTTTTCAGCAACAAACGTAGAACCATTACCTACAATTATATTGCCATCAGTAACCGCTAAACCTGCTATTGCAGCAAGTTTGGCATTATAAGCTTGTACATCAGTTCCAACAACTAAACCTGAAAAATTATCATTAAGTTGATAAAGTCCAGTATTTGTTGCAACACCATCAAGGTAAATAATTTTCCAACCTTTATCAGTTGCTGAGAAAGTAACTGTAGCACCTGAACCTGTTGCTGCTTTTAATTGAACTGTATGACCACCTGAAGTGCCATTTTTTATAAAATAAAAATTTTCTGTAAGTACAGGAAAAGTTACAATTCTGTTTCCAGATATTGTCCCTGTAAGTTCTAAAACTCTTTGTTGAGCAGTACCTGTTAAAGCACCGTTATCTATGTCTAATGTTGTTGTTCCTGCACCACCTGCAATAGATACTTCAAGGTGTCCACCTGTAAGTTGCTCGACAAGACTTAAGTTTGCGTTTGTTTTAGTTCCCCAAGTACCGGCATTTTCACCGGTTGCCATTAATTCGATACCTAGATCTGTGTATGTTGATGCCATAATTTTCTTCTCCTAAGCTACGTGCGTTACATCTGTATAAGACGTATTCCCTGTTATGTCAATATCTTTGTATGCTAACGTTCCAAATCCTGTTGTACCTATTTCTGCAGTTGCTTCAAGTCCTGTTAATCCTACAACATCTGCAGGCGTAATTGATCCTACACTAGAAGTAGCGGCAGATGGTGCAGTTAAAGGAACACCTATTCCAATAATTATTGAACCTACACCAGAAGTGGCAGCAGACGGTGCGGTAGGTTGAACTATTTGTGTTTCAGTTATTTCTAAACTTCCAACACTCGCTGTTGCTACGGCAGGTGCAGTTAATCCAACAACATCAGCAGGAGTTATTGCGCCGACACTTGCTGTTGCTACGGCAGGTGCAGTTAATGGAACTCCTATTCCAACTACAATTTCTCCAACACTTGCTGTTGCAGATTGACCCGTTAAACCCATAACATCCGCTGGAGAAATATCTCCAACACTTGCTGTTGCAGATACACCAGTTAATCCTACAACGTCTGCAGGTAATATACTTCCAACACTTGTTGTTGCGCTGACTCCTGCAAGTTGAACTAATTTATTAAATGAGTCCCCATAAGGTTCTTCACCCCAACCATTTCTACCCCAACCAACTAACGTACCTGCGTTATCAAAATCACCTAACTCAGAAGTCATCTGGCCAGGAGATGTTAAATTAATAATTGAAAGCTGGGTAGTTGTTATAGAACCAATTGAAGAAGTTAAATTTGAAGGAGCTGTTAATGGTACGGGTATTTCTTGAGCAGCTACAATACTTCCTACACTTGAAGTTGCAGCAGAGGGTGCAGTTAATTCAAATACAATAGGACCTTGATCGCCCCATTCGTTTTGTCCCCAGACGCCTGTGCTCCAAGTATTAGACATAAGGAGATTCTCCTTATGCTATTCTAACTATAGCTGTTGTTGCTGCTTTAGCAGGGAATTGAATTGTAAAAGTTCCACTTGAAACTGTTTTGTCTCCACCAAAAGCTACTGCACAAACTGCAGGATCACCTGTTGCAGTATCATTATAAATCAAACATCCGTTAGCTGTAAATGAAGCTGACGTAAAACTTACGTCTGCAAAATCAACGCAAGCTGTTGATCCATCTAAAGATGGAGTAATGTTTGTTAATGCTTTTCCTCCGGCTGTGTAAGCAGATCCAGATGCATTTGTAATTTCATTTGATGAACTGTAAGCTGTAGTTGATGCACTTAGAGTTGCTGAACTTGTGTAAAGTGCAATTTTAAAAGTGTTTCCTGTAGACGCCGTAAAGTTATGTGTAGCTGTCAAAACTTCGTTTTTAAAACTGTTACATATTGCCGATGTTATTGCCATAATTTTTTCTCCTCAATTTATGGAGACGGGGACTTAACCTGTATTCTAACTGTTCCGTCAGTATAATCGTCTCGTCTTCGTCTACCCAGTTGCATTCCTGCGAACTGTTGTACTGCATTTTTATATCTATTTTCATAATATGTCAACATATCTATTGGACCTTTTAAAAACCCAAATGCTTCTACTAAACAAGCATATAAAAGACCTTGTGGAAAATAGGTACTTAAATAAGTCTCTGCTGTTCCGTCTGATCCAGAACCTAATCCTGTAGGATATTTATTATAATATACTCTAAACATATAATTTGCATCTGGCGTAGGTGCTAGATACATACCCCCTGAAGTGGTTGTAGTAGTATTCGTTGCTCCACCAAACATGGCATAATACTTAGGAAATCCCGTAACATCTTGTGCTGTTAAATCACCTTCTGTTCCTGTTAATCTGTCTGTGTATTCTGATAAATATGTTTGATCTTTTTTTTCTAACCAAGTCCCTTTTCCTGTAGTAACTGAAGTTGAATCAAAAACTTCAATACCTCTTATAAACAAAGTTCCTGCAGGCGCATTAATAGTATTATCATCTGCAACTAAAGTACCTTCTTGAACAAATCTATCTGAATCCATTGGAAGCTCTTGATTAATTCTCATTTCTGCAGACATGATAAAACCATCTAAAACAGTTGTTGTAAAAACAGAATCGTCTACTTCAGTGTAATCTAAGATAGCTTGTTTTAATGTAGTGTATGTATATTTTGAAATTCCTGACATAATTAAGCTCTATCATTTACGGGCCCAATTGTACACTGAAAACCGCCTCCTGTTTCTGTGCTTGATGCAGCGTTAGTTAATGTAACATTTATACCATCAAATTGTGTAGTTGTAGATGGTTGACCTGTACTTGGAACCGATGTTTCATTTAAAGAAACAACTTTATAACAACCAAAAACTTTTGCTAAATTAGAATGAGATCCAGCAACTGTAGATTCAGGAGAAACCCCTCTGTAAGGTGCACTTGTTCCTCTAGTGCATCCTGTTAATTGATTCGTGGATCTTCCTGTGTATTGTATAACTTCATTTTGGTATGTTCCAACAAGAAGTGGATCTGTTGTATCTGAAGAAGTTAAAACTTTTTCTATCATAATAAAACCTGAAGTAGGAAACTCAGACCCGTCAGTTAAATCAATTGTAGTAGCAGTATCTGTTATTGCTCCATTTAATGTTGTAGACATTTGTAATGTTGATATTGCAACACCACCTACCGGAGATTTAACATTTCTAAATCTTGCAAAATCATTTATCTGTAAATCACCGTTTGGAAAATTAATTTTTAATGTAGTATTAGATGCAGTTACAAAAGGATTTTCTGGTAAAAAATCTTCTGTTGGAAATTCTGTTCTAGCCGTTCTTGCTCTTTGTAAAGCTTGTGGATCTGCACTTGTAGGTTTAGGATCTAACTGTGGTTGTTTAGGCTCGTACTCTGAAACGTGGACCAAGGCACCATTCCATTCTCTAACCATTTCATTATATGGAAAAGCCATACCTGATCTATCTGATATCGCTAATGCAAATTTACCTTGTGCAAAACTACTCATTATACTCCTGGGTAATATACTTTAGGTGCTATGTAAGTTGAGTTAGAAGAACCATCTTCATCTTCTGCTCTTAATAATTCATCTTCATATAACATCTTTAATTCTTGTGTTCTTTGTGGTGCGTATTTTACTGATAGGTAATAAGCTAAACCTGAAATCATACATGGTACAAATCTATAAGGTACATCAGTTGCATTCGTGTAAGCACCTACATCATCAATTCTTTTTGTATAATAAAAATTTATAAAGTTTCCAGCTTGTGAACTACCTGGAGTTAAATATAAAGTCATAGTTGTTTTATCTATAAATCTTTGTATCCAATATTGTGTAGGTAAACCTAAATCTGTTTTATTAGAAAATGCTTGATACTGCGATCTACTAATTCTTGTCATAGGTGTATCAACATTAGTTGATGCAACTCTATAACTAGCTTCTTGAATATCTGTCATTCCATTTGGAAATTGAACAACTGTATCACCAGTGTTGTGAGTAGCTGCTGTGCTACCGTTAACACCTCTAACACACCCTGTTAAATTTAATGAAGAAATTCCAGAATAAGTAATTTGTTCAGTACCAATAAGAACTATACCACCGGTCGTAGGCATTCCTGTAACAGAAGCAACACCGATTGTGGTAACTGCAGCATTTATTCCTGCAGACAGAGTTGTACTAATACCGCTTGATGTACCGTCGGTCGGGGATCTATAAAAAGTATAGACTGCTTGACCGTTCACTAAAGCTACACTTTGGTTTTTAACTTCCCAAAACTGTAATCCTCTATTCCCCCATTCAGAAAATAAAATATTTAAAGATCGTTTCGCAGTTTTTAATTGATAACCAGAAACACCCTGCATACCAATACGTTCATATGCATCTTCAATAATCTCATCTATTCCGAGGTTCTTATCAAAAACATAAGAACCCGAGGTTACGTTAGCCACTTAGACCTCCTATCCTGCTGTTAAATTAGGACCAGAATATTTGTCTGTCAATAAAGTGTAAGCAGTGACATTTGTTTTAGTTTTACAAAAAATTCCTTTTGGAAATAAAATTCCATCTTCAGGAAAATTGAAATTAATTACATCACCTGTTGGAACATCTGCAAAAAGTAAAGTTGTTCCTGAATTTGATGTTGTTGTAAGTTCTAAAACACCTGCGCCATTACCATCAGAAGCAATAATTATACCTCTTAATCTTACTGGTGGCGCTATAATAGCTGTTGCGCCAGCTGCTGCTGCGGATCTAGTTGCTTGTATATCATTTTTAAACGACATTTGTTTCTCCTATTAAATTTATGTGGGGCCGAAGCCCCACACTAATTATTTATTAAGCTGCCCAAGCAAATGCGCCTTTGACTGCTAAAGGATCTTTAGCTGAGTCAAGACCTACATGCCATAAGCCATCTTCCGTACAAGAGAAATATAAAATAGATCCGATTGTAAAGAAATTTGTAGTTGCGTTAGCTGCCGTAAAAACTAAAGAACCTTCACCTGCTGTTGATGTATCGTAAGAAACATTATCAGCTGCTCTAGTTTCAATTAGTGAACCTGTGTACCAAGCGTCTGTTCCTAGTGCATCAAAAGTTAAAGTGTTTGTTCCACCAGTAGTATCTACTCTTTGAACGTAAGCACATCTAGTTCCTGCAATAGCTGACGGTAAAGTCATTGAACAAGCTGCTGCGCCTGTAAAGTTTACCGTACTAACTTGATTACCAGGTAGAGCAACTCCAGCTCCTGCAGTAACTGCAGCATGAGTCATTCCAACGAAATCAAATTTTACGTTTAGGTAGTTAGGTGTATAAACACCTGTTGATAGGTTTTTTACTACAGACTGGAATCCGTTTTCGGATCTTACCGGTCCTGTAAATGTTGTATTAGCCATATTAATATCCTCCTAGATATTTTAAATGTAGTCCCTAGGGTTGTCGACTATACGCGTCTACATTTAATCTTTATTATTTATGTATAGTGATTAATTTATATAACACTTTTTAGTAGAGTGCAAGAGAGCCTGTAATGTGGAGTGGATTTTTCCAACGATGTAGCTTTTATTCTAAGTAGCTACAGAAACTTGTGGAGCAGAACCTTCTACGTTGTTCTGTAAGTGAGCAATCCTAGCTTCTTCAAGCTTGATATCTGTGATGATCTGTTTGACTTTATCGTCAATTCTAACCATCTCAAGAGTGTATCTGTTGTTAGACAGATGCTCCTGTTCCCACTTCAACTCCAAGGACCTTTTTGCTTTGTATAGGTCTTGTATCATTTATAACCTCTTCATAAGTTATTCGATAAGGAAAGTTTCTAAACATTCCCGATTTTTCCCAAACTATACTATTTTCTCCTAGCTTGTCAACTATTGATTGCTCCAAAGAAACGGCATCATCTTTAGATTCTACTTCAAATCTACCGTGATGGTCGTATGCGTATATGTTTATTAGGAATTTTTTCATGGTTTTGTCTTTCTATATGTTAAATGTGGCGAGACTATGTCCCGCCACAAAAAATGAAGTATTAAGCTCCTGGAGAACCAAAGATACCTCTAGGGTCAGATACACCAAATACGTATCTTTCTCTAGCTTTGTATCTAACATTACCAGTATCGAAGTCACCTTCCATCTTAGTAGATAGAGGAGTTCTTTCGAAATGTTTCATACCATTTGGCACGTCTGTAATAATAAAGAACGCATCAGTGTCTGTTAAGAAATTATTAACAGAGTAACCTTGAGGAATCATCCCCATAGATCTAATTGCGTTGATATCATTATCAGCAGTTCCAACTCTACCAGCAGAAGCCATAAGTCTTTCAGCTGTGAATTGTAGTGCAGATGGGATGATCATCTTAACAGCTTTTGCAGCAATCTTTAAACCTCTTTCATCAGTAAGTGCAGCAATGTCAATCATTGATTGCTCTAATGAAGTTTCGTTTAAGTCAGCAGCAGTTGTCAACGTATTCTGGAATGATCCAGCAAGCGTTGGGTGAGCTGTGTTGAAAAGAGTTACACCATCACCAGAAGTGAAACTACCGCCAGGCATTCCATTATTTAGTGGGTTAACTGCTTTAACTTGTTTAGTTTGAGCCATAGATCTTGCTAAAGCTTTTGTATATCTAGAAGCAAGTCTGTCATACAAATTATCTTCAATAGCTTCCTCAGTGATAGCAAACGCTAACGCAATTGTTTCGTTAGTGTATCTAGCTGTGAAAGTTTCTTGAGCGTTATCGTATGTAACACCTGAACCTTCTGGTTTTACTTGTGCTTGAGCGAATCCACTTAACATTACTTCTTCTTCAAAAGCTCTGTCAGATGACTCAGTAGTATAAATTTCAGCTGACTGATTTTCATACTGTTTGTATTCCAGGCCGAATAAAGCATTCAATCCTGGCTCTAGTTCTTTTACTAGTTGATTTCGTGATATAGCCATAATTAATCTCCTTATATACCTGCTACGTTGTTTCCTAAGATATGCTCATTAATCATAACTCTAAGAGCAAAGCCCTCAGCAGTTATATCAGAATGATCAGGATCTCTTGAAACACCTATTATTTTTAGTTGAGCGATCGATGCAGACGTAGTTGCAGATATCTTACTTGCAGATATGTACAACGGCGAGCTACCGTTAGCAAAAACTTGATCAGCACACCCACCAGTCTCATTATTGTTATAAGCTGTGTCGGCAGACATAATTTCGTACATTTGCTTTGGATCGTCAGTTATTAAAGCCGTAATATCCGTTGCAGTATTACTTGCAGGCGAATAGTTAGACCATGTTGGTTTGTTTGTAGTTGCGTCAGTATAAAAAACGCCGTTTAGTACACCCAGATTATTAGCATCTGTGTTACCAGAAGATAGCACTACACCATCAGCTGTTAATTGCACCATTGCTCCGTGCGAAATTAAAGCTGAAGAAGCTGCTACGTTCCATTCACTAAGACCGTCGTTATTATAATTTTGACCAACTTTTTTTATGGGTCTGAAACCAAACCCAGTTGTTGAAGCATTAGCCATATTATTTTCTCCTTATGAACCTGCCCCGAAGGGCCTCCAGTTCGGTTTAATTTACTCGACGGTTCGATACGTTAAAATTTTTAACTTTTCTTGCCACCGAAGGTTGTACGAGTTTGCATATCGATGTCGATAGGCATTCCCCTATGCTGTTCCTTCATAAGATCGTTGTCGATTGCGGTCTGTTGATCTTGAGCTTGCTTAGCAAAATACTCTTGTCTTGACCTTGCGATCTCTTCCGGTACCCTAGTCAGCACTAGGCCGCCGTGTCCGATAACCCCT